CTTGGCAGAGTGCGAACCAAGGTTGATTCATCACCTAACTCTTCTAACGCCCTCATACGATGGCGACCTTCATGGCCTGGGATGTTTAGGTATGCGGAGCCTTTTGGTTTGCCTAGCTCAAGGAATGGCACATCCTCAAACCCCTTATCGCGGGCAATGACTCCTAACTCTCTGACATATTCATTGAGGGACTTGTTTCCCTTGCTCATGTCCGAACCCGAAACATTGAGCGGGGAGGCAAAATTCTCAAAGTCTCCCGGCCGCATAATCATTAGGGTTTGGGCGTTATCCCCCCGAAGGGCGCTGAGCAAAGCCTCATCATCATATTGCCGATAGATATTTGGTACTTCATCAAAGATTCGCTCTAGCCGTTGAACCCCGTATTGACCCTCGCGCTCTCTGACCTGCGGCTCAAGAGTCTTGTACTTAGACTTCTTGGCCATGTCCCGTGCCGCGCTGACCGCCTTCTCGCTTGCCTTCGTGGCAGCCTTGGCTGTCTTCTTAGCAATACCGCCGCCTGCCATTTGGCTTTCGTACCAGGCTTTGAGTTTGAGATCAGGCTTCATTGATGCACCGATAAAGTGATAAGCGAGATTGTCCCGCCTTCATCAATTGCTTGCCACTCAGGATGCATATGGATTCTCCCTCTTCTTCCATGCGCCTGAGTCGATGTAGTCTTCCTCGTCATAGTCTTCCTGAGGCGGCGGGTCGATCTCAAGCCAACCGGCATCCCGCAGGAACCGCAGCGCCTGGGTGCAGGCATCCACAAAGTCATCATGAGTGGACTCAGGGAAGGAGCATATCTGAGAGACAAAAGGCTCAGCCCAATCCCGGACATAGCCTTCCTTGACCGTGCTCTCCGGTATCCACACCCGCCCTCGAGCAATGATGTTGGACACGATATTGAGCCGCTGAACCTTGTCCGCGTTCCCTGGGTTATACGCCCTGACAGGCAGGTGCGCCCGCTGCAAGTCTTGGATCAGGCTGATGCCAGCCGACTTGTCCTCAACCAAGATCAGGTCAACCCGCTTCTTTTCCCTGCCCTCACCAAATATGGTGTCGTACTCCTCAATGACCTTTGGCCGCAGGTCCGGGTATTGCAGGCGGTCTTGCCAGCAGTCGATCACCATGACCGACATCGGGCCATCCACGGGCTTGAACACCCCCCAGGTAATGCAGGCGGTTGGGTCGTTGATGGTCTTTTCCGTGTAGGCGCAGTCATAGGACTGAACGATGTACTCAAACTTGGGGAAGGCTTTCTGAGCCGGCCAGAGCTTGAACATCTCCCGCTTGACGATCCCGGACTCCTCCGGGTCGATGATCTCAGCGTAGATCTCCTGCCTTCCCAGCTTCGTTCCCTCATATTGGAGGATCTGCTTTTGGAAGGAGGGGGCCAGATTGGCCAGATTGTCATAGGTTGAGGCGGTAGTCAGCACCACATCATTGCCCTCCCGCCCTACTAGATCCACGATCAGGTCTTTAGGCTTAGGGGTTGTCGTGCAGATAATCCGGGTCTTCTTGCCTAGTCGCACCCCAAACATGATCTGATCCCAGGCCTCATCGAGGTAGTCCCAGGCGGCCAGCTCATCTAGCCATGCCCCGTGGAACTGTGGCCCCCGGAACCGCTCTGGCTCCGAAGCTGGGATGCCTTTGATCAGGGAGCCGTTAATCAATTTAAGCTCATGGAAGGCGCGGTTGTAATCTGCCACAAGTGAACTGGGTATAACTGATAAAAGCCCTGAGTCCCCTTCAAAACAAGTTGCTCTGACATCGGAGGAGGTTGGTGCGCCCACCAGCCAGCGAGTGCCTTCTTCCTGCCATGCCCACCACCCCACTTGCTCCGCAGCCGTCCGGGTCTTGCCGGCACCGCGGCCGGCGAGCATAAGCCATATCGTCCACCAATCCCCAGCCGGGATAACCTGGTGCCGATGCGCCTTAGATACCCAGTTAGCCCTCCAAGCCCAGGCGACCTGATCCTCAGGCTTGAGTTGAGCGAATTTGGCCTGAGTGTCCGGGTCTTTAAGGATCTCAAGAACTTCATCCATTCCTGATCACGCGGGCTATGTCGGCGGGTGTCATGTGGGGAATCTCTGCCACCTCAGCGCACTTCTCCCTCTGCCTCATGGCGATGAGCCGGCCAACTAGGAGCTCAAACCCCCCAACCTTGATGTCGGGGTGGATCTCATGGATCGCATCCTCGATCTCTTGGTCGGTCATTGAGCCGCCTGTTTCTTTAGCTCTAGGTTTTGCAGCAAGCTGTCAAATAATCCCTTGGCCTCTATGGAAGCCTCTACCTTCAACGGGTTGTCCTTGTCCCCGGCCAGCTCCATCCGGTCGCCGTACTTCCTGGGCTTGAGCTTTGAGGCAGTCCACTTCCGGGCATCTATCCTCAGGCGCATCCAATTGATGTAGGCAGAATCAAAAGAGGTATTGCCCTCCTTGTCTGTCTTCTCCATGGGCATCTGATCCGCTATGGCATGAATCTCATCAGCAAGGGTATCGGCCTGATCCTCCCTTGCCTTCGTGTACATATCCGAAAACTCTGGAAATCGGGACAGCCAAAGGTAGACAGTACTCTGTACCGGCATACCCTCTTCTTGGCATATCTGTCTTAGAGCCTCTCCATTTGCTATTCGGGTGCAAAGGTCTGCGGCCAAGGCTTCATCGTATTTTGTCGGGCGACCACCCGGATGTTTTGGCTTGGCGGCACTAGGCTCCGCTTGGGTCAAAACCAAATTGGATTCCAAATTGGTTTCTTTTTGTTTAGATTTTGTTCGAGTTTCAGGCATGACCCTTAGTCCAATCGAATGGAGGAGGCTAAAAGTCTACGGTGTATCCTGATTTATCGCTACTGAGTCGGGCGGGGGCAGATTTGGTGGTTTGACTAGACCGGATGGAAAGTAGGAAAAACTCCGGTATCCCACATCCTCTGTCGCCTACTTGACACCCCCTGAGATGGTGGGGCGGGTGTGTACAACAACCGAACCCCACATTGCCGGAATCCTTTTGTTCCCGCCCCATGCGTATGGAGGCAAATACCCCCATGCGTATTGGTACCGGAGTCTTTCGGTGCTCCGGTTCACCCCTCTTTTAGACTTGCTCTACCCCCGTGGGAGTCACCTCCATGATCTTGACCCTAGATGGCAACATAGCATCGATACCGGTTTGGAGGCCGTGCATCCACAATTTGTCGCAGAACTCTAAAAAGTGCATTTCGGCCAAACTTCCGGGTTCAAACTCAACCCCCGCCCCGGCCGCCTGATCCAAAAGCATGATCTTGTGCGGCATCCGGTCGGTTTCAAATCTTATGCTCATCGCGCTTCTCCTCTATTGTAATCGTGTATGCCGTGCCGTGCTTATCCACAACATTGATGATTTTCCTAGTAGATAAATAAGATCCATCCCGATCAAGGTCGAACTGAACCTTGCCCACGGAGTCGATCATGGCATCCTGATCGATCCTCTTCAGGTTCTTTTGGATGATGTGGGATATGTAGTCACAATAGGCAAGGATCATTTGTCCCGCTCCTCAAAGATTTCAAATGCCCGGATAAATAGATCAGGCCAAGTGGCTTGGATCTTCTCCCGATTGATTGGGTCGGCTTTAAACCATGTGAGGGCAAGCGACTCCGCAAACCCCCCTAAATAGCCATTGGCCATCAGGTTGGATGCTTGGTGGAAATCCACGGGTTTCCTAAGTTTGATTACATTGCTCATCGATTCATCCTCCATCCGTACCAAGTCCCGATAGGGGCGGTTTCGTTTAACTCATCGGCCTTTTCCAAGACCTCCCCTTTCTCCCAAGAAAAGAACACCTCCTCAGAGTCCTTTTCTTTCTCAAATTTCTCAACTACCCATCCCGCGCTCATATGTCACCTCACACAAAAGTATATTGATTGGGATACTTCTTATCCAAGAATTCCTTAGCCTTTGTTAAATCTAAAGTCTTCAAAGGTCTGAACGAATACTCCGGATCGTTAAGCAAACGGAAAAGCGTATTCTGCTTGCGGTACCGACTGAGTTTCTTTTCCCACTCATATGCCGTTACCAACTCTTCCATAAACAGATCTACGGAGGCATCTAACACAACGGGTTCGCAACCCTCCGGAAGATCCTTCATTTCAATCTTTGGAAGAGTCTTCACATATGCTTCGATATCTGCTTTGGCTTGTACATCCGACCAATCGATGTCCAAACAACCACCGACACCGGCCTCATGTACAAACGCAACCTTTTTGTTGTTACGGTAAAGGTTAAATTGATAACCACCACCATCATAAGTTGTCCAAGTTTTCAAACCTTTGATTGCTAATTGCTCTTTCATAATATTCTCCTCAGTTATTTAGATCTAACATATCAATGTCTACACGGTAGGTTGGATTAATGACCCAACCAATTTCTGCACGGATCGTAATTCTTGGGCTATCTTCAGTCTGATCTTCCGTGGCAATAAAGGTGCATTTGTCATCACCCGGATCTTGCCACTCAGGTTTAATCTTTACGATGTCGCCTTTCTTGATCATTGTTATGCTCCGATAGCGTAGTAATAACCAACCGCAAAAATCCTTACTCTTTTCTTGCCACTCTTTAATTGATATACATCGAATTGAGGCACCGACCCCGTGAAGTGAACTACCGCCTCCGTGATCAAATTAATATCCTCTTGATCCTTGTAATCAATAGAGCATTGAATAGGTAACTTCCAATGCTCCTTATTCTTTACGCGATCAAATGCTGAATGCAATTCTTCTTGCGAATACACACGGGTAGAGCGTGGTGTGACATCTTTGATGTGAACGAATGTAATTGTCATGACTATCTCCTTATCGTGC